AATTAAATCCGGGGAAAAGGTCAACCATATACCATTGGTTTGGAGGGAGGTTAGGGAAACTAAGTTCTCCTCTATCCTCAAAGCCATCGTATTCCTCGTAGTTAACTGTGAAGCTACTGACGTTGACGTGTCCGTTATCAAACGGTATATTTTTTCTAGCAAAGTATTCATCGTTGAATCCTGACACACGATTAAAGTAGTGCATAAAGTCGTGGTAGAACTCACTGTTAGTGTCATGCCACAGCTTGTAGTTAGTATCTATGATAGCCTTATGGTAGTGAAACACTTCCATTTCTTCAGTGTCTATGGCATCGGCTATGCAATCAAATGCGCCAGCAGTCCACTCATCTACACTCATAGACGGGTTTGTATCTAGGGTAGTCCAGACCATACCACCATGTTTGACTTCACATGGTAGTTCAGTCCAGCTACCTGAATGGTATGTTAAAGATAGGTCATTGCCAGCAGGTGCTTGCACCTTATCTGTAAGGAATGTTCTAACTACGCCACCTTCAAAGCGTACAGCTACGACATTCTGTAAGGCTATCTGCGTCTTTCTGAAGTCACCTAAATTTGGTAATTCACTGGAATGGCACATAGGAACCCAGACCTTAGAAAAGATATTCTCTAATTCCTGCTCATACAAATAATAGTCAGAGTATATAAGGGAGTTTATATATTCTACCTTGGGTGTCTTTGTCCAGTCCCTGTGGTTACGTGGTGGCATTAGTTTCTGTATCCACCACCTGCCCTTTTATAAGCTAGGGCAGTCATTTGTGCTTTTCTTGCTGACCACTGACCGGGCCTACCGCCCTTTGAACCAGCTTTAATTCTATTGAATATTCTTTTTCTCAACTCTGGCTGTGTATAATTACCAGCCTGATTAACTTTGCTTTTAGCTTTTTTCTTTTTAGTTTGAGGTGGGGGCATATCCTATCCTATCTGTTTGGGTCAAAAAATTCTTCACATGATGTGACAACAACCAACTTACTAGATGTACCTGCTGTGCATTTTATAATATCACCCGCATGAAGATATAAAGGTTTATCTACAGTAAAAATTGATTCGTGCGAGTTTGCAGCAACAGGATGTGCAGTAAGTAGTGTGTACTCTGTATTATCCTCTGCATGAAATAAATCTAAAGTAAGATTTACTGCGCTTGAATGTAAATTACTAACCATTAAGTTTTCTAAGTGAGAAGAAAAATTTGCAGGTACAGTATATATATTTGTTTTATTCGTTGTGCCAAGTGCCACAACTTCGGTACGGAATTTTGAACCTTCTATAAGTTTAGGCATTATCTACTTTCCCAATACTGTTCACCATAATCATGTAGTATTTCTTCACCCTTTTTTATATCGTCAACAGCAAAGAACCTAATAAATCTTTCATCTTCATCTGCAATATTCCATTCAGCGTTTGGAGTTTCACTATGATTGTATACCATAGCAAGACCAAGCGGTACAAAATAATCTTCATCGTCTTCGTAAGGCGAGTAAAACATGTAGTCATGTAAGATACAAGTGTCTGCAAAGTCATCCTTGTCTGCAATGAGATAAGGACACAACTCAATAGTATCTCCTTGAGCATAGTCCTTATCTGCAAAAACACCTTGCCCATGTACAGACGAATCTGATACATACGGCATTACTTCTTCTTTGCCATTCCACCACGCATCATTTTCTTCTTCTTAGCCATTTTAGCCATGCCACCGCCCATCATTTTGCGCTTTGCCATTTTAGCCATACCGCCTCCGGCCATTTTACGTTTCGCCATTCCACCGCCACGCATCTTCTTAGCTGCAACACCGCCACCACGCATTTTCTTCTTAGCCATTTTAGCCATGCCACCGCCAGCCATTTTCTTTTTAGCTACACCACCTTTAGCCGCTGTCATTTTTTTCGCTTTTTTCTTCGTTTTTCTTTTTACAAAGAAGTCTTGCATAGCCCTGTTAATTTGCTCTTCGTCTAACCCTTGATCTTTCAATCTAGATTTATATGCATTCAGTTCACTTTGCATACGTCTATTAATTTCGTCTATCGACATTTCATCATTTGCCATTCCTTAAACTCCTTCTGTCTATTACTAGGGAATGAAACACATCCACCGGGAAGTGTTTATAATAGCCAGACTTTTCCAGACTTAATGCTGCATCATCTAGCTTAGATAATAATTGCACGAACACCATGCAATATTCTAGTGTGTCATCTGTCACACCTTCTTCAACTAAAAAGTCCAGACCTGCTTCTTCTGCACTATAGTCTGGATGAAACACCATAAGGTGCATATCTTTACCTGCAATAGACATGGCTTCGTTTACGCCATCACACCATCCATCTAGGTATTCCATTTCGGGTAGCACTTCATTAGCCCATACAACTATATCATAGTCGTGTTCATTAAAGTCTGCTACCTCTTTAGCTAAACCATCTAGCCCTGTGTTTATGCTAAATACAACCTTATTATCTAGCCATGCTTGTCTGGCGTAGGGACACGGTGGTAGTCCATTAAGTTTCTCATTAGGTACTTCAAGAAATTCATGTGACCACTTTCTTATATCAGCTTCAACGGGATGCACAAAACTAACTTAATATTTTTTTAACAACGTCAGGGCGTGTTTTATTTAAAGCACGTAGACCGGGACTCATCTTATCTGTGACACTTCCACCTGCTACATACATATGCTCTTTTTTATTCGCCATACCCCCACGCATCATCTTGGCTTTGCCTTTTTTCATTTCAGCCATGCCTACGCCAATAGAAATAACGGGTACTTTCTTTGTGGCCTTTCCCCCTTTATTAAAGTCATCAGGTAATGAATCTATTTTTAAGGCAGGTGGAGCAAGTTTCTCTTTCTTTGCTGCACTTTCTGGTGCTGCTTTAGACTGCTTTGCTGAACGCTGTACATTTTCAGTAGCCTCTGCTTTGTCTAATTCACGCAATCTTTGACGTGCTTTCTTTCTCTCTGCAGCAGTAGCCTCACTACCCTCTTGCAAAATCCTTTCAAGTCCTGCTTTAGTCTCTGCAAGAGATTTAGATTTGCTTGTTCTTGCTAAAGGGTTCACCGTTAAGAAAGCCCTTAAAAATTTTGATAATGCCATATTTAAATCTCCTCTAGCATTTCCAACGTCTACGTGCTTGCCGTAAACGGCTGTTCGGGTCTTTCGCAGCTTTTGGAAACTTCTTCATCTGACCTGCGGACCTAGCACAAAATGATTTACGTCTCTTGGCGTCCTTACTGTCTTTCTTAACTGTCCCGGTAACGGCAGTCTTTAGTTTACTACCGGGGTTTGCTTTTCTATATGCCTTTACACCTGCAGCAGTCATACCTGCTCCCGACTTGGTAGGTCGAAAGTTCTTCTTATTACGTGGTGGCATTTTGCTAGGCTTACGGGGTGGGGGCATTATGTTCCTATCTTCTCTGCTGTTGGTACTTCTAGTAAAAGAGTAATGGGCTTACACGCTGCAGCCCAGTCTACTATCTCACCTTTATTTAATTTAGGCACATGCATCTGATCGACTACCTCTTCTGAAGGACACTCAGTCACGTGCTGCGTTAATGTCTTAACCTCTCCTGTCGGTAGAACGATTGCGGAGAAGAAGACAAAAAAGATATAGGGTTCCATCACTCATCTCGTTCTTTCCATCCCTCTAGTCTCATGTAGTCTTCGGTTTCTTTTAACGTAAAGGTTCGTGGGGCGAACTTAATCTCTAATGCATTACGCACATAGAACACATCGCTGTGTGGTATGTGCAGTCGGTCTAGTGTATTGGTACGTATAGCATCATAGAATGCATCAAGTACATTATCTGTGTATAGTTTTACAGATTTCTTAGCCATTGTCAAGCACTTTCTTGTTTAACACGTATATTTATTTATAGGGGTATAGTTAAGTGTACAGTTAAAGTGAGTTAGCAAAGAAAATTTAGTACCATCTAACTCTGTACAGTTAAACTGTACAGTCTAGTGATTTATATATCTTAACTATAAAGTCAGTTAAGTGTACAGTTTAACTGTGGGGTGTGTTAGTTATATAATTATACCAGATTTTGTCAAGTATGTCAATACCCCCTATGCAAAATAATTACATATGCCTAATATTTAGGCAATTGCACAATGCTTGTGCATAGGGTACATGTCAGTTGCTTCTGTGGTTAACAATCAATTTACCTGATCTGTGTATTTCTGTGTATATATATCCAGTACGCCCGGGGGTGGCCCACGCATACCCGTCATGGTGTGCGCCAAATGCTGCGTATTATGGGTAGGTATTTGGATAAATGCCCTCATTCTGCCTGTAATCAGCAGACATATTCAAGGAATATGCAACAAAAACAATACTCTGCAGTTGTGAAACAACTGTTGTGGTAACAGTTGCCATGCTTTAGCATGACTGTAAAGGTCAGTGCTACAGAAATCCACTGAAAGTGGAGAGATGATACACCTAATTCACCAAAGGTGGAACAAGTCCGATGTCGGACTAAATTAACATCTAAAGATGTTGCAGAAATACCACACCCCCTGTTGCTAACGGGTCACAGTCCCTCACGAGTTTCACGCACCAGTTTCGGAAACGTAGTTTCCTGCAACCACACGGGAAACGGCACGGGCAGACGATGGCATGATGCGTCACAGGAAAAATCTCTCTAAGTTGTTACGGTTTTAACAGATATATTAATCACCATTTATGGTGAGTAATTAATATATCTTTATAAAACCTTCAACTTAGGAGAAATTCAAATGGCAAACTCAACCAAAAAATCTTTCGCTGCTCAATTAGCTGAAGCTAACAACACTGTTCAAGCCAAAGGCTTAGTGTTATCCCGTTGGGATAAGTCAATCACCAGAGGTGATGTCAACCGCTTCAAAGCACTTTGTGCTAAAGATGGCTTCTGGTTCTCCCTTGGAGAAATCTGTCTTGAACTGCTAAAGCAGTCTGGTGGCAAGAAGACTGATTCAGCTTTGCTGAAAGATGCCAATCTTCATACCGTTGCAAAGCAACGAAGAAGTGAAGCTATGAAGTTCTTTGAGAACTTCCATGTAATCGTTGAAAACGATTTGCTTGGCAAGAAATCTACGATTTGCCACATGAAAGACCTCTTGAAAGAGGTAGACAAAATTGTCAACCCAAAGGTTGAGAAAGACCCTGTTCAACCAGAGGTTGAGACACCTGTAGAACCAGAGGTTCCAGCCATTGAGGACAAGTCCTCTGTTGAGCCAAAGGCTCCACTGTCAGCTTCCGACATTGCTTTGGAAGCGTTAGTTCAGTGTGAACTGAACGGTGTATCCAAAGCCAAGTTCCTAGCTGCTCTAAAAGAGCAGTTGGAAATGCTAGATGACTCTACTGACAAGTCAGTAATCAAGGCTGCAGCGTAAGCTGCAGTCTACCTTTTCATAGTCCGACAGCGGACTTAACAATACGGAGTATTGAAAATGTTTTATGAGTATTTCTTAACTGTCTGTTGCCTGTTCTGGTGGTGCATTGCGTTCATATGCTTTGCAGGTGGTGCAATCATAGCCGTGGTCATTGATCCAATGACTGGTGGTATCTGCTGGTGTATCAGCTTTATGACTTGGGCTATGGGTCTAGCTATCAAAGATAAGCTAGATAACATCAGAACTGATCGAGTTCATAATGAAATTATTGCGAGGTACAGAAACAATGGCTAGAAAATTTATTACCCCAATGGGTAAACACAAGCCTTTAGGCTCAAGCTGGCGTAGCATGGATAGCAAAGCCTATAGCCGTAGCTATGAGCCGGAGACACGGCCTGACTTTCGGGTTTACGTGACTGGTCAAGCTGATGCTTGCTTGGCTTTGTATCGCAAAGAGAAAGACAAAGCTGACGCTTTGGCAATACTTGACAGTTTGCTTTAGTGTGAATAACGTAAATACACTTGAAACATAGTGAAAGTGTATTTACTTATATACACTACCAACCATAGTCCGACAGCGGACTTTACAAACGGAGTTTGAAATGAGTAGAAAATGTGCTTGTTGTGATACCCAAAACAACTTAATGTTCGTACCAGATGACGAAGATTATTTGTGTGGTGAGTGTTATTGTGAACTGTACCATAGGTACGAGTTCAATCAAGGTATGCATGACGCTGCTGATGAAATTGCAGATGGCGGTGTGTATGATATACAAGCGGCTATTGATGCGTTTGTTACTGACCCGCCAAGCACTCCGTCTCAGTATGGATATTTGGCCGAACTAAAAAGTGAACTTGAAAATCGGAGATTGAGATGATAAAGGGAAAGATAATATCTTTGCTTGGCAAAACAAGGCATGGCAAGAACCGTGTCAATGAGCATGGTACGCTGTGGCTTGTGTTGCCTTTGCCTAAACGTGTACCAGCTTGGCCTACTGGCTCAATGCTGTTGCAATCTGTAAGAACTAATGACATACGTTGGCTTACAGATGACTTTGAAGTTCAACCTTTTACGGAGTAATGACATGACTTATCAAGTACACTTGACTATGCAATCTAAGAACGTCAAGACAGGCAAGATTCCTGTGTCCACCACTGAAGCACAGACTTGCCCACCAGCTTGCCCATTCAATAATGCGAATGAGGGTGGCTGCTACGCAGAATCAGGCCATGTCAAGATGCACTGGATGAAGGTATCCGACAAAACCCGTGGTGACACTTGGTCAGTATTTACTGGCAAGATTGCCAATCTGAAAGCTGACACTTTGTGGCGGCACAATCAGGCAGGTGACTTGCCCGGACGCAATGACCAGCTTGACGCTACAGCTTGCATGGAATTGACACAAGCTAATGAGGGCAAGCGTGGCTTTACATACACTCACTATCCTGTGATTGAAAGTGAGCGTAACCGTATGATTGTGATGCAGATGAACCGTTCCGGTTTTACTGTCAATCTATCTGCTAATAACCTAGCCCATGCTGACCAGCTTGCTGACTTGGATGTTGCTCCTGTGGCTACAGTATTGCCTATTGACCAGACTACAAACACTACCACGCCACAAGGTCGCAAGGTAGTTGTGTGTCCTGCAGCAATACGAGATGATGTATCCTGTGCCACTTGCCAGCTTTGCCAGAGGCAGCGTGACTTCATCATTGGCTTCCCTGCTCATGGCACTAGCAAGAAGAAAGCTAATGCTGTGGCAGTTGGCTAAACCTCTTACGTATACCTTACGTGTAATAACACTTGAACTTTAGTGAAAGTGTATTACACTTAGGTATACTAGATAAGTCCGACAGCGGACTATGGAGATTTACAAATGCGAATTAGAAATACTATCAACCCTGTAGCCAAGGCACTCCTACAGAGTAATCGCAGACGTTCACAAGTAGTGCCTGACAAAAAGAAGTACAATCGCAAAAAGGAGCAAGACCGTGCGAACAAAACACACAATGATAAATCCTGAATTTGACCATGACTGGAATGACGTTAGCGTATTTGAGAAGTTGCCAGTGCGTAAGACTGCCAACCCAAAGCGTGACGACTGGAAGCGTGACCGCAAAGCGGCACGTAATGCAAAGCGTAAGATACAGGAGCAAAGCTATGCTTAAATACAGAATATATTGGAACCTTCATAAGAAGATATGGTCACTGCAAAACTGCAAGACAGGCCGTGTTTGCAATCATGTCGAGGCGTTTACCTTGTATGATGCCAAGTTTGTAGTGCGTAAAGCAGGACAGGCCAAGGTGCGTCAAGAGGGCAAGAAGAATGTCCATGCCTTTGCTGTAGGCACTGGCGGCACACACAAGGGTGTTGCCACTCGTTATGATGGTAGACCAGTGACCTATAATCCATACAAGAATGATACGTTTGTATTTGCTGACACTGGTGAGCCAGTGACAGATGTACACGTTATCTCTGTGTTTACACACAATGGGAAACCAGAAGTGTATGCACTTCCTAAGTCCGATAGCGGACTATCAACTAACCAACTGTAAAGGAGATTTTATTATGACAATCAAAACTGTAACATATCACCAGCGTTCAACAGGCAAGACAGGACAAGTGCTTGCATCACCTGAGATCGAAGCAAAGCTGTCCAAAGTAGAAGCCTTGTATGCACAATATCATGGCGTGAAGCTAGGACGTTACAAGTTTTACAATCTTGCACTTGAAGCCGCAAGAGATGCCAAGCGTGACTGTGGTGGCTACCTGCAATACACTACCGAAGCGGTAGCAGGTATCGTACTTGACCACATGCACAAGCAACTTGGTCAGGCTATCAGACGTAAGAGCCGTGAGGATATTATCTTTGTTGAGATAGGTAGCTTCCGTGTCAATAATATCCGTGACCTTGCCCGTGGTGGGCGTGGTAAAGGTAAGAAGGTTGCATGAGTAAATGGGTCTGTTATGAGTGTGGTGGCACAGATGTATGGGAACTCTCATGGGTTTGTGCCAACCGCATCTCGTGGATGCTGATGTATGACGAGGATGTGTACACGGATTTTATAAATCCAAAAAGCAGATGCAATACTTGCAACAAAGAAGTACATTTGATAGAGGAGACTGAAAGTGCAGACAACATATGAAATAGGACTAACGATAGGTGCAGAGCGTGGTGTTTACAATGTAGACAGCGTGATGCTACGTGACCACCACACATGGGAAGATGCTGTGCGGACTGTCTTGGATATGGCACAAGCATTGTACCCTGACAAACAAATAGAATTTGATTTTGTCAAAGAGTATGACAGTGCTTAACTGCAACACAATCCTATGTGTACAAAACCAGATGCCTGATGTGGGCATGGATGACCTGTTCATCATTGGGTTTCTGGTTGTCACTGTCCTAGTCGTAGGATACCTAATGATTGAAGCATGGAAGGAGAATTGATATGCCTAAAACAATTGAATTACAAGACGATGAAATAGCAATCGTGTGGTCTGTTGAGGATGTAATGCAAGAGTGTGAATGGCTCACCAGAGAACAGGCACTTGAGGTGTTGCATAATTTAGACCATAATCACGATGCTACCATTGGTATTAACTGGGAAGTTATCTACTACAATGCGGAGTGGATGTACCCAAAGCCAGAGGAGAATTGATATGTCACCTAGCTGGCAACCAACCGAAGCAACGTGGTCTAACGCCAAGCTGTATCGCTGTGACCTATATGACACACGCTATCCAGTATGCGGCACACGCCTTGTATGGGTAGTGGTAGGCCGTAAGTGGGTGCGCTTCTGCACACCGATACAACATGACAAGTGGCGTATCAGGCGTGAGGAATGGGATAAGATACCACATGAACTATTTGTAAAGGATGAAGATGATGAATGAATTAGCTGGCGTGGTGTTGGCTTGCATGGGTACGCTGACACCAGTAGAGATACACCTAGAGATATGGTCTAGCCACAAGTACCTGTCTGGTTGTCATGTGGCAGCGACAGAACGTGGCTTTGATTATCCTAAACAGCAGTGCTTTTGTATTGATGTACGAGATATTGTAAAAGGAGATAAGTAAATGATTAAAGCATACAAACTAATCATGGACAGTAAACGCAACCCACTGTCCAACATACCTGACACAAACACACGGCACCTAATCATGCAGATACTAGCATGGATGTGGTGTATCATCTTCAGTATGTGGACGGGTTCAATTGTGGTGTTTGGTATCAGTGCAGTAGCACATGCCTTGCTGATAGCAGGTGTGTTCATTACGGCAGGTGTATTTGAAACAGCCAAGCGTAAGCCACAGTATTTCGGTGGGCTAGGCAGAGGTAATGGAGGTGAGCATGAATAGATTTATTATAGAAGACACCCCTGATGCTATAGCAAGGTCATTATGTGACCAGCATATTGTCAAGATGCCATTGGAAGAAGCGCAGATGTTATGTACTGCTGTATGGTTTCATCGCCCAGATATACACTCTCAACTTGACTTGTATAAACCCTGCCACATCAATACAAAATACCACGAACTAAACAAAGTATTGATGGAATCAGGACATGAAAAACTAAAGGTGACAGGTCATCCATGTACATTGTGGGCTATGAAAACACAGGCTAACTATGCTTTTGCTTACAGTCTGTATACATCCATGCTATGTGAATATCACCACAGGTACGGTAAGTGGCATGGCGCAGGTAAGCATAGCAAGGCTTTGAATTTTGCACAACAGTTCATACCAGAGGGTGACATCACACCACACCCGCAATGCTTTAGTGGTCACGATGACTTGAAGACAGATGAAGATTGGCCTATCGTTGCATACCGTGCGTTCTACACGCTTGACAAAAGCAGTTTCGCTAGGTATAACAAGGGTAGAAACAAACCATTTTGGATGAAGGAGAATAGAGATGGCTAAAAAACTAGAGAACATGACGCAAGATGAACGCATAGAGTATTGGCACAACGTGCGTGAGAAGGAACGTATTAACCGTAGGAACAGGATAGCCAAGCTGTCTATGGAGCAACGTGCGGCTGTTATATCTGTGCATAATTTGCTGGACACTGTGCTTGACACTGCACTGCATCCTGATATGGGTGGTATCAGAGCCGTGACTGCCTTTGACTTACAAGAACTGTCTGAAGCAATGGACACATTACAATTTCAATTTAACCTGAAAGGAGAATAGATATGCCATTTGATATTCCAATGAATATGATGATCCCTGAGAGCCTTAACTTTGACCCGGTGTTTGAGCCTACCAAGGTGAAGGACAAGAAATATGTTATCAACGGTAGCACTGGTGATTATATTGGTGTCGTGGGTGACACGTTCAACTGTGCAAGTCACAGTGACTTCTTCAATGGAGTGCATGACACTATCACTGAGAACCTTGGTGATGCTGAGTGCGAGGGCATGAACATGAAGTGGAACGTAGCACGTCAGAACGCATGGGCTATGCTCGACATGACCCTGCCTAACGTGACTGCTCGTATTGAGACAGACAAGCACAGCACTACCATTGCACAGCGTATCATTGCGCTGCATGGTATTGATGGTAGCTGTTCCAACCAGACATTCTTTGGTGCTATAGATTTCTTCTGCACCAATGGTATGATCCGTGGTGAGCATGACAAGGTTAGGCGTAAGAACACCAGCAACTTCAGCATGGACAGGTTCATCCGTGACCTGCGTGAATCTACGCAGTCATTCTATGCACAGTCCAAGCGTCTGCAAGGCTGGGCAAACAAGCCTCTGTTTGTTGGTGACGTTAAGTCTATGCTTGAGACTTTGCTCAAGTCAGACAAGACAGCAGAGAAAATGCTTACCTTGTACAACCAAGAGGCTGGTGTACGTGGTCAGAATGTATGGGCATTGTACTCTGCGTTCACTAACTACGCTAGTCACAACGAGGTCAATGGCTTTGGTCTACGCAACACTGGCAAGGATACGAAAGCTGTGTCCATGTTCCAACGTGAGAGCAAGGTGTCTCAGTGGATTGAGAGCAAGCCATTCAGGGAGTTGATTGCAGCATGAAGACTGTAAAACATCTTGTGGATAAGTACTACAATTCCAATGATTTCAAGATGTTACGAAGCAGAACTAAGAAAGATTATAGGTACTTTCTTGGTATCATGCTGGATGATTTTGGCTCTGTGAATTTTTGTGAACTCACAAGTAAGCAAGCCAAACATGCATACGAAGCATGGGTTGGGCGGGGCATCAGTCTCGCCAACCATGTATGCACTGTGTCATCCACGCTGTTTCGTTACGCTATTGAGATGGAGTATGTGCAGGTCAATCCGTTTGCCAATGTCAAGCGCAAAACGTCACCGCAACGTAAGGTTGTGTGGACAGAGGATGATGTGCGTCAATTCCTTGACACTGCCTATGGTGATTTTCAGTGGCGTAGTATCGGATTGATAGTACACATGGCATATGAGTGGTGTCAGCGACTAGGTGACATGCGACTATTGACGTGGGATAACCTCGACTTGGAAGCTAAGAAGTTATATCTTGAGCAGTCTAAGCGTAGGGCAGAGGTGACTTTGCCTATAGAAGATGACCTGCTGGAGATGCTGATACAACAAGAGCAAGACTTTGGCTTTCAACAGTACGTTGTTCCTCGTATAACGCCCGTACACGGGCAGTACGAACCGTACAGTATGGAGAGACTATCCAAAGCAGGAAGGGACGTTATGCGTGAAGCTGGGCTGTCTGACGAGTTACGTCTGATGGACTTACGTAGAACAGGTACAACACAAATGGTAGAGGCAGGTGTGTCTATGGGACAAATCATGTCGGTAACAGGACACAGTAATCCACAGTCAGTAAAACCTTACATGAAAAATACATTTGTCAGTGCAAATAATGCCTTGACAACACGTAAGTCTCATGGTAAAAGCACTTAACTGCCGCAGAGGAAAGTGATATATACATGTATACTATACAAAGCATTATAAGTGATATGGAAATACCTAATGGACATACAAAGCGTATGAATTGTCCTGAGTGTGGGGGTATTAAAACATTCACAGTAACAAATAATATGGGTAGTCTTGTGTGGAATTGTTACAAGGCTTCCTGCAATGTACGTGGCGGCAACCGTGTACACCTAAGTGCAGAGGATATACGTGCTGGGTTCACTGGTGCAAAAGAGTTTGCAGAAGATACCTTTGAACTGCCAAGCTACATCATACCGCACCGTAACAGACGGACTGTATTGAAGTTCTGTTATGAGTATGGCTTTGAGCCAGACGATGTTGGCGTTAGCTATGACATCAAAGAAGATAGAGTTGTGTTTCCTATAACACACAATGGTAAACTTGTAGATGCTACAGGACGTGCATTGGGCAAGCGATTACCTAAATGGAAAAGATATGGAAAAAGTGGCTTGCCTTTCACTCACGGGTGTGGTAATGTCGCAGTAGTTGTTGAGGACTGTGTGAGTGCAGCCGTTGTTGGTTACGGTTCCTTTGTCGGGGTTGCGCTTCTTGGTACATCTCTACAAGATTCGCATAAAGGGTATCTTGCACAGTTCTCAACAGCGGTAATAGCATTAGACCCCGATGCGTTACCAAAGACTTTGCAGATGGCAAAGGAATTACGTGGTCATGTAAACGATGTTCGTGTACTACGTTTGACTGACGATTTGAAATATCGCAACCCGACAGATATGGAGAAGCTGAATGGAATTATCAATAATTAGAAGCCTTATGGACAAGTCCTTCTATGACGATCACCGTGGTTCTAAATGTCCACCACGATTGTTTAGTAAGGATGCCCGTAAGATTAAAGAAGCTATAGACACAGCTATGGATAGGTATGAACGCACTGTCACACCTGATGAGGTAGAGGCACTGTTCATGTCTAATAATCCAACGCTGACTACAGCACAGAAGCAAGCCTATGCATCCATGTTTGCTTCTATCAAACGAGAGCAGCCTATGGGCAGTGACGTATCACAAGAGGTATTGTCCAAGCTGTTTCAGCAGGTAGTAGGAGAGGATGTAGCCAACATAGGGTTTGACATGGTGAATGGAGACCCTGCCACGTTGGAGAAACTACGTAACCTGCTTGAGCAATACGGAGATGACTTTATCCCTAACCTCAACATTGAGTGGGATGACATCACGATTGAGACACTGATGGCAAAGGCAGAACTAGAAGCACGATGGTCATTTAACATACCGTCCATGACGCTGAAGGTAGAGGGTGTGTCTGGTGGACAGCTTATTGAGGTAGGGGCTAGACCCAACACTGGTAAGACATCCTTCCATGCCAGCTTGATTGCTGGACCGGGTGGCTTTGCACATCAGGGTGCTAAGTGTATTGTCTTATGTAATGAAGAGCCTACTCACAGAGTGGGTGCAAGATACCTGACAGCCGCATCTGGTATGTCAGCACGTGAGGTACGAGATAACATGGGCAAGGCACAGGCTATGTACAAGCCAGTGTATGACAATATCAAGATCAAAGAAGCAGGGGGACGTGACATGGCATGGGTTGAATCCGTATGCAAATCATACAGCCCTGATATTCTGGTGCTTGATATGGGTGATAAGTTTGGTGTACAAGGTTCCTTTGCCAGACAGGATGAGGCACTCAAGGCTTGTGCTATATACGCAAGGCAGATTGCCAAGACCTATGACTGTGCTGTGTTCTATATGTCACAGCTATCAGCAGAGGCAGAGGGTAGGACAACACTGAACCAGTCCATGATGGAAGGTTCACGTACAGGTAAAGCTGCAGAGGCAGACCTGATGTTACTCATTGGTAAAGCTGCCACTGTAGAAGGACAGGATGAAGACAGTCCACTACGCCATGTTAATATTGTTAAGAACAAACTTAACGGGTGGCACGGTATGGTGAACTGTGAACTAGACTATTTGACAGCGAGGTATTCAGGATGAAGCTAACACTTGATGTAGAGAACACTGTCACCAAGCGTGGTGGTAAGATGCACCTTGACCCCTTTGAGCCAGAGAACTCACTGACTATGGTGGGTGTACTGACTGACCAAGGTGTTGAGCAGCACTTCCCATTTGACCATGACGGGCATCTAAGTAGGCGTGATTATAGTGACCGTGTGCAGTGGTTTCTTGATGAAGCTACTGTGCTTATCTGTCATAACGCAGCGCATGATTTGTTGTGGCTATGGGAGTCAGGCTTCACGTATGATGGGCCTGTGTTTGATACCATGCTTGTTGAGTATGTGCTACAACGTGGTGTTAAAGAACCTCTATCCCTTGAGGCTTGTGCTGAACGATACGAGTTGGATACCAAGAAGCAGGATACCCTGAAGGAATACTTCCAGAAGGGCTATAGCACACGGGACATTCCTATTGATGAGTTAGCGGAGTATCTATCTGCTGACCTTCATGCTACACAGCAGCTTGCTGATAAGTTAATGTACAGATTAAATACACCAGAGGATGGTGGTTTGATGGGTACGGTGGACTTAACAAATCAGGTTGCTGTATGTCTGTCCCGTATCTATCAGCGTGGGTTTACCGTTGACTTATCCAAGCTGACAGAGGTACGAGAAGAGTTTGAGCAGGAGAAGTTACGGCTACAAGCGGACCTACAAGCCCATGTGCATGACCTCATGGGTGATATGCCTATCAATCTCAATAGCCCAGAACAATTGTCTTGGGTTATCTATAGCCGCAAGGTATTGGACAAGCAGTATTGGGGCAATGCTATCAACCCCTACATGGATGTGGATGAGTTCCGTGACCTTATTAATGCAGGTACACAGCGTATCTACAAAACGAAAGCAGAGCAGTGCGCTGTATGTTATGGCTCTGGACAGACAAGAAAGGTAAAGAAAGATGGAACACCTTTTGCAAGACCCCACACTTGTAAACACTGCAGTGGCAACGGCTATCGTTTGGTTAATTTATCTGCTGTCGCAGGATTAAAGTTCAAGCCACCCACACCTAAGTGGGCTAGTGCTAATGGCTTTACCACCAGTAAGCAGAACCTAGAGATATTAGAGGCTGCAGCTAGGCAGCGTGGTATGGATGATGCCGTAGACTTTCTGTCTAAGGTACGCAGGTTGTCTGCCGTGGATACATACCTGTCATCCTTTGTCGATGGGATTGAGACACATACCAAGCAGGATGGTAAGCTACATGTAAGGCTGCTGCAGCATCGCACAGCTACAGGTAGGTTCTCTGGTGCAGACCCTAACATGCAGAACATGCCACGTGGCGGCACGTTTCCTGTGAAGAAAGTATTTGTGTCACGATTTGATGGCGGCAAGATTATGGAAGCTGACTTTGCACAGCTTGAGTTCCGTACTGCTGCCTACCTATCACAAGATGGAGTTGCTATTGAAGAAGTTTCTACTGGATTTGATGTACACTCATACACCGCTAAAGTTATTAGTGAAGCTGGTCAGCCTACGAATAGACAGGATGCAAAAGCACACACATTTGCGCCCCTTTACGGGGCAACGGGATACGGAAGAAGTAAAGCAGAAGCAGAATACTACACCCACTTCACTGAAAAGTACAAAGGAGTCGCAGCTTGGCACACCAGACTGGCTAAAGAAGCTGTAACCACAAGGAAGATTACTACGCCTAGTGGTAGAGAGTTTGCCTTTCCTGATGTAGTACGTAAGGTAACGGGGCGTGTGTCTCACTTTACACAGATAAAGAATTATCCCGTGCAATCTTTTGCTACGGCAGATATAGTTCCCATTGCATTATTACATATTGATGGGTTGCTAAAAGGTATGCAGTCATGTATAGTAAACACAGTGCATGACAGTATTGTTATTGATGTCCACCCTAATGAAGAAAGGAAAGTATTAGAAGTAATAAACCAAACCAATGAAGACCTACCAAATCTTATCACTAAACGATGGGGTTTGGTATTTAATGTGCCACTACTTTTAGAGGCAAAAATAGGTCCAAACTGGCTTGACACCAAAGATGTTATCTGATATAACTATGCGTCTAACTAGGAAAAAGGAGTTAAATATATGTCCGAATTAACAACGATTGATACGAATAACTATGCAGCTATGGCAAAGGCCATGGGCATAGCGAATGAAGGCGGTAATAAACAAAAGGCAAGTACGCTTGCCCGTCTGCGAATCCAACACTCACCTATCTTGGGTGATGATAAGGTGTTGGTAAAGGCAGGGCAGTATAAGATGGAGATTCCTGACGGAGAAACCTATTATGCTTCCTCTGTAAAGGTACGCCCATACATGCAACGCTTTATGTATAAGCGTTTTGTGAAGGGTGTTGGTAACGTACCTAATCGTTACGTCAAGACTGTCATGGCTGATACGCTTACGATAGACTTGAAAGATAACGATGGTGGGTTTAACTGTGGTAAACCTGCTGGTTATATCCAAGACTTTCAGGGTCTACCTAAGAATACGCAGGAACTAATCAGGCAGATTAAGCGAGTGCGTGTTGTATTAGGAACCGTTGAACTTATCGGTGCTACTGATAGTAATGGTAATGAAGTCAACGTCCCTGAGACAGCGTTCATATGGGAGATTGAAAACCGGGATGCCTTTAAAGAGGTAGGTAATGTATTTGCTAAACTGAATAAGATGAAGCGTCTTCCTGTTCAGCATATCATTACTGCGAATACGGATGAGCGTAAACTTCCTAACGGAAATAGTTTCTTCCTTCCGATGGTGTCTCTTGACGTGACTAACTCAGTAGAGGTTACACAAGAAGATCAGGATAAGTTCTCTGACTTTATGTCTTGGGTATCAAACTATAACGAGTATATCATTAATGCTTATGCGGAGAAAGCATCCCCTCACAGTGACGAGGATGATGCTGCAATCACAGATGGCATGATTGATATAGAACTAGAAGAAGAGGTAGCATAATGAACCACCCTGCTGAATTGGCGTTGCACCAGTATATGGACAAAGCAACTAAAGGTGATACAACTATATCAGATGACACAATCAAACGTGTGGCTGATGATATAACCGCAGCTTTGAAACGCCAGTTTGGTGGGGGCAACAAGCGGGATGAGTTTACTCTACGTATGTCTAATGTTGGCAGACCTTCCTGCCAGCTATGGTATCAGAAGAATAAACCTGAAGTTGCGTTGCCCTTTCCTACCACATTTGTAATGAACATGATGCTAGGTGATATAGTAGAGGCTGTATTCAAGGGTATCTTGACGGAAGCAGGAGTGCAATATGAAGACACGGATAAAGTTACTCTTGACCTTGGTGACGATAGCGTTTCTGGCTCTTATGACATTATCATTAATGACGCAGTTGATGATATTAAATCAGCTTCAGACTGGTCATACCGAAATAAATTTGAGTCCTATGACAGTCTTGCCAGCGGTGATGGCTTCGGTTATGTCGCACAGTTAGCTGGATACGCTAGAGCATCGGGCAAGAAAGCAGGTGGCTGGTGGGTTGTAAACAAATCCAACGGGCAGTTTAAATACGTACCCGCTACAGGCTTAGATGAACAACAAGAGGTAGAAAAGATTGCTACCACAGTACAAACAGTAAAGGAGAATAAATTTGAACGAGCCTTTCAACCAGTACCAGAAAAGTTTAGAGGACAGGAGACGGGTAATAAAGTTCTTAACGATGGCTGCAAGTTTTGCTCTTATCGTTTTAGCTGTTGGCCTACTCTGGTCGAAAGACCTGCTGTAAAATCACAGGCTAAGAATCCACCAATTACAAGTTATATTGGTGAAGTCATTGCCTAACGCAAAACAATTTAGGGCAGCACGAAAGTATGGGTATCGTAGCGGTCTTGAACTCAAAGTATCTGAGTACCTTAAAGAACTAAAGATAAAGTTCTTATATGAGGGTCTAAAGATTGAGTGGGAAGATTTAGCATATAGAACATACACACCAGACTTCGTGCTGTCCAACGGCATCATAATCGAAACAAAGGGTATGTTTACTGCAGCAGATAGGCGCAAGCATATTGCTGTAAAGAAGCAGCATCCTAAATTAGATATACGTTTTGTGTTTGAGAATAGCAGACGTAAACTACGTAAGGGTGCTAAGTCTACATATGGTGAATGGTGTATCAAACATGGCTTCAGATATTATGACAGGGTTATCCCTGAAGATTGGTTGAAGGAGAAAGGAAAAAACAAACACCCAAAGTTTATTAAGTTTGGGGGTACGAAAGTGAAAAGGAGATGACTATGAAAATGATAGAGAAACTAATGGCAGAAATAAGTGAAGAAGATTTCCTGATACGAGTAAGACCCTTTGCAGATGACGATGGGGCTTGGACAGGAGAGGTAGACATATCCATAATGGCTATGCCGGACAACCCAATGTATGATGATGACTATAATAAGGTCATGCACTTTACTAAGATGATGTGTGCTGCTGTACCCGTTATGGAAGAGGTAACAGATTTACGTGATGTAGTACACGAGTATGTTACGAATGTTATTGACAAAGAGATGGAAATTGATGTAGAACTAGAGGAAGAAGCGGGTGTGGAAAAGACCTATGATGGTAATGTAGTACACCTAAACTTTAACACAAAGACAGGGGGTTCAGCATGAATAGACACGAACAGTACATGAAGTTGATGGAAGAAAAAGAACAGGCAGGTAAGGAAGCATATAGTGGAAAAGTTATAGACATGGTAAACAGCCCACCTCACTACAACCAGACAGGTATAGAGTGTATACATGCTATCTCTGCTGCAACAGACAACGGGTTTAAGTATTACCTACAAGGTAATGTAATGAAATACCTATGGCGTTTTGACTACAAGGATAAACCACTAGAAGATTTGCAGAAAGCCAAGTGGTACTTGGACAAGTTGATAGAAGAGGTAATGGCAAGTGATAAAAGTTAAGATGTTCATTACAATTGATATTGATGAGGAAGAGTACCCCATACCAGCCGATGGACGTGTTGGTGATGAATTAGAGGACAGCATCCAAGAATACTTCTATGATATAGAGGGTGCGGATATTAAACATATTAAAACGATAACGGAGTAAAGAGATGATAAGCAATCAATTACCTACAGACTACCAAAACTTCATCGCCCTTTCACGGTATGCCCGTTGGAAAGAAGATGAACAAAGAAGGGAGACATGGAGTGAAACTGTCACCAGATATTTTGATTATATGGCTAGGCATTTGTCTGACAACCATGACTATAAGCTATCTGATTCACTGAGAGGTGAGTTAGAGGGTGCCGTACTTAGCCTATCTGTAATGCCTAGCATGAGAGCATTGATGACCAGTGGCCCCGCACTGGACAGATGCCATGTGGGTGGATACAATTGTTCTTACGTACCCGTGGACAGCCCACGTGCGTTTGATGAAACTATGTACATACTTATGTGTGGTACAGGTGTAGGCTTTAGCGTAGAGCGACACAACATTGACAAGTTGCCTATAGTTAATGAGGACTTTCATCGTACAGATACAGTAATAAAGGTAGGTGACAGCAGACCCGGATGGGCAAAGTCACTGAAGGAACTCATCGCTATGCTGTATACTGGACAGATACCAGAGTGGGATGTGTCAGAGGTACGCCCTGCTGGTGCAAGGCTCAAGACATTTGGCGGCAGGGCATCAGGTCCACAGCCATTAGTTGAGTTGTTTGAGTTTGTTGTACAGAAGTTCAAGGGTGCAGCAGGTCGTAGGCTATATCCTATTGAGTGTCACGACATCATGTGTAAGATTGGTGAGGTTGTAGTTGTTGGTGGTGTACGCAGGTCGGCACTGATTAGCTTGTCTAACCTAAACGATGACCAGATGGCACATGCCAAGTCAGGTCAGTGGTGGGAGAATGAAGGGCAACGAGCCTTGGCTAATAACTCTGTGGCATATAAAGTGAAGCCAGAGATGGGTACATTCATGCGTGAGTGGCTTGCCCTGTATGATAGTAAGTCAGGTGAGCGTGGTATCTTCAACCGTCAGTCTGCTATCAAGCAAGCAGAGAAGAATGGTAGACGTGATACAGACCACGACTTCGGTTGCAACCCCTGCAGTGAGATCATCTTACGCCCATACCAGTTCTGTAATTTGTCAGAGGTAGTTGTTCGTGAATCAGATACAGTTGATACACTGAAGGAGAAGGTTCGTCTTGCTACTATACTTGGTACATTCCAAGCTACACTGACTAACTTCAAGTATCTTCGTTCTGTATGGAAGAAGAACACAGAAGAAGAAAGGTTACTTGGTGTGTCCCTTACAGGTATCATGGACAATGCGATTACAGCAGAGGCTAATGGTACACTAGAGACTGCTCTTACCTTGCTGCGTGATGTAGCGGTACAGACTAACGCAGCTATGGCAAAGCAAATAGGTATACCACAGTCAACGGCTGTCACCTGTGTAAAGCCTAGCGGCACTGTCTCGCAGCTTACAGATGCAGCGTCAGGTATTCATGCCAGACACAATGCACACTATATACGCACTGTACGTGGCGATAATAAAGACCCACTCACACAGTTCCTTATGTCACAGGGCATACCTGCAGAGGCAGATGTAATGAAGCCAGATAGCACCACAGTGTTCAGCTTTCCTATGAAGTCACCTACTGGTGCAGTCACACGGACACAGATGAACGCTATTGAGCAGCTTGAGTTATGGCTTATGTATCAGCGTCATTGGTGTGAACATAAGCCATCTGTTACAATTAGTGTCAAAGAACACGAGTGGATGGATGTAGGTGCTTGGGTATACAATCACTTTGATGAAGTATCGGGTATCAGCTTCTTGCCATTTAGTGAACACACATATCAGCAAGCACCTTATCAGGACATAGATGAAAAAGAATACAAAAACTTCTTGACAAAGATGCCAAAGAATGTAGACTGGTCACTGTTGCAAGAGTTTGAGAAAGAGGACACCACTACAGGTGGACGTGAGTTAGCCTGTACTGCAGGTGTCTGCGAGATTGTAGACATAGAGGCAGCGTAATGAATTGCTGGCACTGTAAGACAGAACTAAGGTGGGTTGGGGACCACGATGTAGACGAACTAACGGATAACAACTATACAATACTAAGTTGTTTAGAGTGTCCTGAGTGTAAATCATGGGTTGAGGTGTATTACCCTAATCCCGAAAAAGAAAGGAGTGAAGATGAGAGATGTTCTAATTAATTCTATGCGTTCCTATTTAACTGGGAACATTAATAGACACCTCGCAAACATTGAGGTGTATATGAATACTACGGTAGGCATTGGCGAACATTCAGACATAATTGAGACTATTGAATTAGAACTGGATAAAGCTGCTGGCTATCACGATAAACTAGAAATGCTTACTAAATACTTTATACAACCACAACTCCAACAGGAAGAAAAGGAGATTGAAGATGGCACTACAACCGATTAAAGGAGCAGTGAACCGCAGGTTCAGACCATCATCCTATCGCAGAAATGATGAGGTAGCAAAGGAAACTATCAGCACTTATCTTGAAGAGAATGGACACACGATACTTGATTCAAAAGAAAACTTTTCGTTTGACATCAAGAGTGAGAAGAATGGTAACATCTACTACAGTGAGGTAGAGATGAAGAACCAGTGGGTAGGTGACTGGAACCCGTCATGGAAAGAGATACGTATTCCGTATCGTAAACATAAACTTATTAACAAGTTTGAAGAAGTAAAGAATGACAAGACCTTTCTAAACTTCTACGTTATACGAGGGGATGGTAAAAAAGCATGGCGTATTAAAGACACACTGCTTGAACAATCGGAAGTAAAAGAAGCACAAGGCTTTAGGATTGAGCCGGGTGAACACTTCTTTCACATCCCATACCAAGATGCAATTCTAGTGGAGTTAGATAATGAGGCGTAATGGACTAAGCAAGTATGATGCCCCCCTTCGTATTCAATACGATTGGGGGTACGATGCTTTCAAAAAGGGTGGCAGGTTTGTGACTGTAAATGGAAAGAAGATGTTTCAAGAAAGCCGCCCTAACCTGCATCCTAATAGTATGCAAGCACGTGAGTGGCAGCGTGGATGGAATGCTGCTTACTATGAGAATTTAGAAAAGGGTAAGTACAATGGGATTAAAGGAAGATGCTAAACGATGGATGGAGAAAAAGAACATGAGTAATATAACAGCCACTGAGTATCAACAGAAAGCAGCAGAGACTGCTATCTTCCCAAAAGAAAAAGCCCTTGAGTATTTAACTCTTGGGCTGACAGGGGAAGCTGGTGAGATTGCTAACAAAGTAAAGAAGCTGATACGTGATGGTGCAGACAGAGAGGGCTATCACGAAAGGCTAAATCAAATAGGCTATGAGTTAGGTGATGTGATGTGGTACTGTGCCATGCTTGCAAAGGAAGTCGATATGAACCTTGGTAGAATTATGGAAGATAATCTTGACAAGCTGGCAGACAGGAAAGCTAGGAACCGCCTACAGGGTGACGGTGACAATCGTTAAGCTATCTAAGCAGAGGCACGTTATATCTACCCTTCCTAGCAATTTTCAACATTGCTATAACGTCCTCTGTTTTAGAAAGGTCAGGATACTTTCCATTTGCTTCGTAATAACGCTCTTGTATAGCTGCTTGAGCCTCTGCAGTAAGCCTTCTTAACTTAAACAATTCCCTAACATATACGGGATCATTTGCACCTGCTGTTTTTAGCTTTTCTCTACCAGCATATATCTTATTCTTAACATCTTTAAAAAGCTGTATTGTCCTTGCTTTTATTTCTTTCTTTATGAAAGCATCACTCTTACCCTGCTCTATAAACCTTCCCTCTGCACGTTGCAATTGATTTACTAGGCTAGGTAATATACCGCTAATAGTTTCATTTATGGCATTGTCAACAGTACCCACAGTTGTTCGACTTGCAAAGTCCCAATCATTAAATCCATATTTCTTTAAGAATGCTTGCTCTTCTGTAAATCTATCCATTATATTTAGCCCAAAACCAAACTTGAATAAAGAGCCAAGCTGACCTCTATCCTTACCACCCGGCTTTGTAGCATATGCTTTATACGGAGCAGGTATATCACCTTCTTCCATGCCTAGCCCTAGTCTATCTCCGATAAAGCCTGTTAGACCACCCTCTTGCGTTGTATAACCACGTTGTTGTACTCTTTCCAACATACCCTTTTTAAATGAACCCGGCAGATTCTCAATCATAGGGTCACTAGAGTATGACCTAACGGTAGTATCTCTAAACCCTAGACCCCTTTCAAGGTCTATCACCTGCTGATATGGTTGTGCAATCCATAGCAATCTATCAGCTACAAATTTTCCAGCAGCTTCTGAACTTTTATCTAACCTACCTGCCTTTGCTTCATTATTCATCATTTTAAAGACATCATCCATTAGTTCGCCAAGACCTGTGTTAGCACGGAAGTTTACTCCCATGAATAGGTCACGTGCTTCCCTACCATCATACCACTCAGTAAAATCTTTTTCTGATGACATAGCCTTTTGCATAGCCTTACCTAACCACACAAATTGTGCCAAGGGAAATTGATATGTTACGTCTAGTTTTTTTCCACCGGGAAGAACAATCTTATTGTCCTCTGTAATTAGTCCAGCTTCCGCTGCCATGTACATACCACCAATAGCTGTCCAACCTGCCATACCACGAGCAGCCATTTGCCCATTATATGTTACCGCACCTGAAGCATCCACCATTCTACCAACGTCTGTCTTTGTAGCCATACCAAAGATTTTCTTAGTCGCAGAAGCGGGTAGCCCTAGTGTTGTATCGTACATATACTCACCAGCCTTTAACATAAATCTAGGGAAGGGCAAGAATAGTTTGCCTACTATGCCTGTTTTATTAAAGCCACGTAATAGATATTTTAAAAAGTCATTGTCTGGATTACTTGCATAAGTTTGGTCAGTCGCTGACTTTACAGAATCACCAACAAGTTCTTTGAAAGACCGTTTATCTTTACCCACTAGATCAGAACTATCTCGTAGCAGATCATTAAATCTTCCTGAATTAATAATGTCCATGACATCTAAGTTATATTCCCTTTTTACAAGAGTCTCAAGCCTGTCAAAGAAAGCTGTTCTTCTAGCAAGAAACTCCTGCATACGGTTAGGTGCGTTTGCGAAATGTACGTAGTCTTCCATGCGGCTTAATAGCCAGTCTGCCTTTTGTCCTACGTTTGTGGTAGCTTCTCCTCTACCAAGACCAAGACGTATTTCGTTGACCTGCTCAAACATCTGTTTAAACTCTGCATCAAACTCTTTTCGTTCTAGGATAAAGTCTGTATATTCTTCTATACCTTTTCTATCTCTAAACATCTCTCCCATAGTGCGCATACTACGCCCGTAGGATTTACGAAACGTATCAGGTTTAAGTGCCTTTAGACCACCTGTTGATACAGCATGAATGCCATTCTCAAATAGTGTGGACAATCCTTCTAACGGTCTGCGAACTAAGAACCCTTCAAAGTTACGCATGGCTGTAGCCAAAGTTCCAACCAAAGCACCTCGTAAAACATTTCCAAATCTCGTAACACCCTTACCAAAGCCACTCATTTTATTGAGGTCTTCCATTAATTCTTGTTCGTCTATTTGTGCTTGAGACTTTCTCACAGACCTACCCATTTGACTGGAACGATTAAGAACTTTACCAGCAACAGATGCACCAGCGTTGACCTGTAAAACAAAGTCTTCAAAACCAAGACCGTACTTGTCCAGTGCTTCCATTAGTTCATCACTTTGTAATAGCTTTGAGTCACCCACAGATGCTTTATATATTTGTTCAGTAATACCTCGTTTTTTAGTGGGGTCTTTTATTAGGTCAGGGTTTGTCTTACGTACCTGTTTAACTACAGCAACAAATTTATCCAGTAGATCAGGGTTAAGAACTGCACTTCTATATCCGTCAGGTCCAAATCCTAATTCAGATATTTCATCGTCAGGTAAGTTCAAATCATCCAGTCTACTCTTACCTACATTTCTTGCCTTTTCAAAATCGAGAACTGTTTTACCAAACGCTTTACGTACAATTGTTTCATCATCACCTAACACTCCCATGTTACGTAGATTTTCTTGGTAATCCAACAGTATTTCTTCTGTCAGTTGTTGACCTTCTTCATCAGACGCTGCCTTACGTGCTGCCTCTTTCTTTGCTGCCTCTACTTCATCTGTTGCTTTACGTGCTGCACCCAAATCAAACTTACTCTTTGCCTTATCTGCTCGTTTCTTAGCCTCACCAGTTGCTCGTAAGGCATCCTGCTCTACTCTTATTTCTTCAATAGTTTTTACGGGTGTTTGAATTGGGTCTCCCCGTAATGCTCTTTTACCTATCTTTGCAAGACCTTTTGTTACAGGAAATGCCTCAAGAACAGATAAACCTGTAACAGCTACAGGTGCTATATAATCTACAGCACTAGCGTCCTGTCTTTGGTTTAATGCTTTTATTTCATCAATGCCCTCATCTGCCGCATACAAAGCACCAAGAGGAGATATATCTGCTGCACCAAGACTTGCAAGAACTGAATCAGCTTCGGGGTCTCCTACAAAATCTCCAGCCATATCATACGCTCTTCTACTATTACCAGCCGCACCAGTTTTTTCCAATAGATTTGCAATAGCACGTCTATGTTTTTGCCTAAGTGAAGGTTCTCTTGCAGTAAGTTCTGCACCCTGAGATATATCCTCTGCTCTTTTTTCTGATATTGCTTTTGCTATACCCTCTGCTATCACAGGTTCTACTTCTTCAAGTGGCTTTACAACGACAAAACCCGCCCCCTTTGCAACTACACGCACGTATGGTGCAATTGCACGAGGAACGGATTTCATTACAAACTCTCGTTCTTTTGCTGGTGCTGATTCAGGGTCCATGTATTTCTTTACGGAGTCCCTATCTTCATCATAAATAATATCCAGCATACTATTTTCTGGAAGCTGAGAAAGCTGGTCTCTTTGGTATGCAGCATCTTCAGGGTCTAGCTTAGATAGATATTCGTCCAGTACAGCCTGTGTCTGACCCTCTCTTTTCACATTCTGAGATTCGTTCCAGTCTTCAAAAGACATGGCAGTATCTTCACCGACAAGATTAAATGCTCTTTCGGTTTCAGTAGGCTCTACATCAGCAGGTAATGAACTTCGCTTTTGATTTCTTTTTTGGGAATAAGATATAATACCAGTCATTGCTAATCCACCCGGATAAATGTATTACCCGTATATATCATGTAGTCTCTTCCACCTGCAGCATTTGGAATGTAACCAACAGACCCTTCTGAAAGAGTTACCCCTTGTGTTACTGGCGTTCCTGCGTTATCTATTTCTCCTGCATTTAAACCACTACCATCTTCTCCTGCTCTTCTGGCGTAATCTGCTAACATATTATTTATGTTATTTCGTTTTGCGTTTACAAACTTTGCACCCTGTTTGTCATTTCCATAAACGCTTTCAAATTCTCCAACAGCACGGATAAGTCCTGCGAAATATTGTGGTCTTGCACCGTCTTCTATATTTCCAAGAACTTGTTGTAAGGATGTAAACTCTTGCTTAACGTCCTGACCCTGTAGGCTTTGTTTAAGTATGTGATTAAACACAGTAGGTGCTGCACCTTTATTCAACAATTCTTCAAAGCCCTCTGTATCAGATAAAGCAAGGGATGATGAGCCAATGCGATCATTGTTCGCTTGAATCTGTCGTTGAATATTATCTCTCTCTACATCATCCTCTGTCTCATTAAGCCTATCTTCCAGTCTCTTGTTCTCTGCAAGCATGGATACCTGAAATGCCTCAAGGTCAGCGTAGCTACCGTTCTTTAAAATCCTAGACTCTATTAAAGCTAACGCTGCTTCTTTTTCTTGTGCGCCATAAGTATTAAGAATATCAAGGTCTGCTTGTAACTTCTCTTGAGTTAGTTCTTCAGTTCCTATGGCAGCAGTAATACGATCAACGTCTGCTTTTGCTTTATCACCTACAAATGGCAACTGCTCTTCCAGTGTCTCTTGACGGATGGCATTAAGACCAGAAGAAGTATTCATCTGCAGAATTTTAGCTTCCATTTCTTGATCGCCATACTCATTTAGTATGTTAGTTTCTACTGCAAGTTTAGTAAGTCTTTGAGATAGTAAGGCTGTATTAGCACGAATCTGGTCATTTTCTACACCCATCTGTGCCATCGTAGCATCTACTTTTTCTATGTTCTTTCCGATTAACTTTACATCTGCTGATGTTTTCATCATGTTAAGAGGTAACATGCCTAAGATTTCTTCTGTCCTAGCTTGCGTTAGTCCTGATTGTGATAGTGTCGCACTAATAGCTGCTCTCTTCTCTTCTAAAACTACAGGAAGAGTTTGAACTTCTGTTTCTGTTTGTGCCGTTGTTAATGCTGTTTGCGCCTGTAGTGCTTGTGCTTTTAGAATAGCATCCATGTCGGTTACATCAGGTGTAAAACCAAATCCTGTTTGTGTACCAAACGCTTGCCCTGTAAACGCATCATCTTGTACACCGCCACCACCTAGTGCAGTTGTCTGTGCTGTTAGCTGATCCCTAATAAAGCTGCTATCTTTCAATCCAGCAGGAGACATTGCAGAGATAGCCTTAGTTACCTGTGATAGTCCTTGGTCAAAGCCACCCATCTGCGGAACTTGCAAGTTAGCAAACGCTATAGCCTGATCGTCTATACCACGTCCAGCCACATCCTTTTGAACTACAGGCAACAAAGCAGAAATTGCATTTGTCCTAGCAACATCATCAAATTTTTGTCCAGCTAACTCTGCTCTAGTTTGAGCATTAGAAACACTCTTTGCTAGTAAGTCTGCACCTTCTAAACCACCAGCTAGAACGGCCTCAATCTGAGCATCCTCCAAACCAAACCGTCTTAACTTTCTAGCAGCCATGCCGTAGTCCAATTTAGCTTTTGTTCTAGCCTTACGATTAGCCGATAATTCTTGACCCACACGGGCTGCTTCAGTTGTAATTAATTTCTTAGCGTCCTCTTCAAGAGTTTTAAGTCTTTCCGAACCTCTTTTAGCTGCACCACCTAATGCTGAACCTAAACGTATCATGTTATATTCTCCTACGAGCCATTAAACCCATTGGCTCTTCCTTTGGCATTGCAACTTCTTCTTCAGCTACAGGTTCATCATCTTCTTCAATCATAGGGTCTTCTTTTAATTTTCTTAAAGCCTCACCTAAAATAAAATCATCTGGTTCTTTTTCGTAATCATCAGTATCACCAAGTGTGTAGTCTATTTCTGCTTGTTTTGCTACACCTTCCATATACTCTACTAATATTGGATTAACTAATACAGCTAAGTCAATACTATGTACTCCTTGCATTACCCCACCCAAGGTAATTGTTTCTGCCAAAGAAGTTATAGGAACCCCTGTCTCTAAAATATCTAACAATCTGCCAACAAAGTTTTTACTGGACAAACGGGGAATATAATAAGACACAGCCTCTTCAATAGTAGTGTATTGAGCAGGTTGCTGCCAAGGTCTAGCACCTAACTCGTGCGTCATTGCCATACCCGGAACAGGTGCATCAAAATTTTGCATACGCCTAAACGCCATTGGTCATGCTCTCTCTAATCTGTTTCATATAGTTAAGCACACGCTGAGACTCTTCATCAGATTTACTTGTTTTTTCTGTCATCATTTTGTTAGGCGATAGTAAGCCAGAACTTCTGGGCTTTTCTTGCGCAGGTTCATTTATCATCCTATCTAATTCTTGCCTAAGATTTATAATAGCTAGTCTTGCTGGCTGTCTTTCAAAACTCATTTATGTCTCTCTAAAATAATTTAAACGGACTCATAAACATATCTGTAATAAATCCACCGATTGCTCTACTATCTTCAGCGTCAACTTCTAACTTACCTAAGTCTGTTCTAACTTTAGCATCTAATTCTGCCATAGCCATTTGTGCTAGTCTTTCGGCATTGTTCTCTGCAGATGTCCATGCCCACTCCATTGTGTCAGCATAATAGTTCCACAGATTATCGTAAGATGTTTTACTCATGTCCAATATGGAAGCAGCATTTAGTTCGTTAGCCCTATTAACAGCAGCAGTATCGGCAGTGGCTATTTGCCTACGCCACTGTGCATTATTCTGTGCTATCACTAATTGGTTCTGTGCATTAAACTGGTCTCGTTGATTATTTAGTTCAGCATTAAAACGATTAAGTGTATTAGCCTGACCTGAATTAAATTGTGACTGTGCGTTCTGCTGTGTAGCATTAAACTGTGATGCTTGCTGACCCAAGTTAGAAAAGAACTGGTCAACTTGATTTTGAGATGAAGCATTAAACTGTCGTGCCGCATTTTCTGCAGCTTGATCTGTAAATAAAGATTGTATCCGTTGTTGTGCTGTAAATAAATCTGTTTGCTGTTGATTAGACAAGTTAGCCATATCAACCTGCAGAAAACTCTGTGCATTTGTTACAGCAGCTTGCTGTCTGTTATTTAAGTTCTGTGAATCTAGCTGTGCTAAAGCAGCAGCATCAGCCATTACCAAAGCCTGACGATTAGACAGGTTATTTAAATTCATAGTATTGGCAATGCGACTATTCTCTAAAGCAATCTGTTGATCTGCATTAAAGTTTTGATTAGCTACATCACTAATCTTAGCAGCATTCATAACACGCATTTGAAATGCTTGGTCAAAATCTTGACCCATAAACTTAGCACGTTGTTCAGCAGCAAGCATAGCAGCTTGTTGCCTATTAGATAAATTCTGTGCCTCAAAACCAGCTACAGTTTTTGCATCTGCCTGTGCTATTGGCAACGCACTTTCCATAGCTGCCTGTACAATAGCCTGACCAGCAAGAGAAGATGCACCTAGACCACGTGCGGCCATTGCTGCATTAGCATTACGGATAGCACCAGCAGCCCATGCTGGTGTAGCACCACCAACAAACTGTTGCATTAAACCATCTAACTGATTTTGCACCATAGCCTGTTGACTTGGATTTGCAGAGGCCGCTGCAGCTTGTGTTTGTGCCGCTGTCTGTGACGCTACAGCAGCGTTAACACCTGTACTACTGATAAGTTCTCCTGACTGAATTTGTCTTTGTACAGGATTATTTATTAGGGTAGCATTACCTTGAGCAGCTTGCAGATTACCGACAGAAGATGCAACTTGTTGGGCAGCAGTAACCTGCGCACGAGGGTCTTGAGGATTGGTCTGTGCTGCAGTTGTAGATTGTATTGCTGTGTTAATAGCAGGTGCTGCTTGCTGGGCTTGTAAAGTATTAGCTTGTTGTGCTGTAACCTGCTGCGATTGTGCAGTGGCCGCTTGTGCTGTCGGTACAGCAACCTGTCCAGTAAGTGAGCCTGTACCCTGTGCAATATTCTGTCTTGGATCAGTCTGTGTAGCAGCGGCTATAGTCGTACCACCTACAGGAACACCCGGAGTATATGTTTGTTGTACTGCAAAGTTTGCTATGCCGGGAACCTGTGTCTTCATTACAGGATTACCTGAACTATCTACTACGGGCTTACCAGAAGAATCGGTAGCTTGTACTTGTGTTGGAGTAGAGGCTGCTGTAATTGTTGGTGTACCTGCTTGTGTACCTGCAGGATTAGTCGTTGTGCCACCAACTGCCATCTTCTTAACCATACCACCACGTGCCATCATCTTAGCAGCATTAGTATACATATTCATTTGCTGCTGTCGTGCAGGGTCTTGTTCAATATACTGCTGGAACTGCCCCATGTCACCCTGATAGCCCATAGACTTTGCTATCTTATTCATGGCTTCTGGTTTAAATGCTTTAAACTGCATCATTTATTTAATGCCCTATCAAGTTTATCTTCTACACGATGTAATGCTTCCATAACACGGCTCATGTCTTCTCGTACTTCATTACGTGTTACATACTCTTCACGTGTTCTATTCATTAATATATCTATACGCTTTATCTCTTTAGCCATACCGCCAAGATACCACGCACCGCCCATCACGACTATACCGATTAAGGTATCTATGATGTGTACCATATCCATCAGTCAGCATCTGCTATGGTTAGAGTGCCAGCCGCTACTTGACGCATGGCCTCGTCATAATGTGCATTACCAACTACTTTTGGAACAACCATTTTTTGACCATCAATAGTTGCAAGAAAACCAACTATTACATCCGCTTGCGGTGGTGGTCCTTTTGACCACTTTGCGTTTTCAATAATCATTTATAACTCCGCATCTACTTTAAGAGTTGAGTCTCCAACTGAATATAAAGAACAAATAGAATCGTCTGTTAAACCTGAGTAACCATCTGCATTATTATTATAAGGAGCCGCACCTGTTGTTGTAATAAATGCCCTAATGACACTACCTTGAGTAACATAGTTTCCGTCATCTTTAGTTATTGCAACATTGCCAGAGGACGTTCCTATGGTTGGAAAGGTTAATGTTGGGGCTGTTCTTTTCTCTACTTTCCAAATAATTTGTGGTAATACAAATTGAGTTGTTGTATATGAGTTTCCAAATATAACGTAATTGTTCAACTCTACGTTTTCAAAATACCTTTTGCATTTTTCTAACGTAGTTCCTATGTCCTCATGCTCAAAAGGCGTGGCTACTTCTCCAATTTCCATTTGCAACCCAGTTATCTCTAGTGTTCTATCTGTACTGTCAACAAAGCTAGATATCCCCGCTGCTCTCTTAGTCTGGTCATACGCCCCCCACGAGGTCTGTAAAGAACCGCTAGTAGAATTGCTGCCAGCGTGAAGCCAAAATACAAGCTGGAGACCTATGTCATTATCATCGCCTAATCCGCTACCAGCAGTGTCACCCGGATAAGTAATAGACACCCTGTTCCAAGAAGAAGTAACAGGAAATGTTTTGTTAATAGTCCTACTGTTGTCATTATCAAATATCTCAAGAACATATGTAGCGTTTGCATTACCTTTTACATAAAACGAAATAGTTACAGGCTCCGCACTTGATGTTCCCTTTTTAAGGGACTGTAAATTTTGCGCTTCAAAACGAGTTCCAAACAAAATATATTCATCAGCAGCAATGCTCGTATCTGCTGTGGTGCAGTCTAACTTTAAGGCATTAGCAAATCCGGGCAAATCAGTTACAGTGGATTGTGACATAGTAAACCGACCAGCAGTGTTATTAGCATACACAATAAATCTATCCAATGTATGGTATGTGCCGCTAGTGTCAGTAGTACCAAGACCAGTTACTGATGTGGCTCGTTGTGCCACTTGCATTGCACCGTTGATGACTATATTCTTATCACCCTGCGCCTGACCTGAACCAATCAGTGCGGCTAATTCTGCTGCTTTACTCATGCTAGGTCTCCGTGAACAGCTAAACAGCCGTTTTCTGTATCTTCTGCTACACCTTCATCATGCACAGAAACACTGTCTATATTAGCCGTGTTAAATGTTGTGGAAGAACTAATTAAAGCCTGTGCATTTGATGCTCTGGAAGTGCTTACAGTTGAACAATATGTAGTATCCGACTGATTTGTGGTATATGAGAAGGTGTAATCACCTGTGCCTGAGTCCGACAAACTAGCAAAATTAAAACTGTCTCGTATGGCTGCTGTACTTTCACCATTCCAGTGTACCCACGCTTTTGCACTGCCCTCTGCAACCGTGCTAAGAGCCACGCTGTTATTACCACTGGCATCCTTTAATGTGTTTACTCTAAGTTCGCTTGCCATTATGCGAGGTCTCCTTGTGCAACAGAGTGAACTCTTGCAGAATCTACTAGAGTAGTTGAACTATTATATGTTCCAACTCGTAAATTATCAGCGGCATTAGGGTTGCCGTTTAACGCATGGGCGTTATTAGAATTAGAGGTGTTTGCATAATTAATATTACCCATGTTGTTAGTAAAATTAACTTGATAATCTCCAGTTCCCACGTCTGTTAAACTCGCTACATTAAGAGAATCATCTACCGCTATAGTGCCTGACCCGTTAAAACGAACCCATACTTTCGTCAACCCCTGCTGAAGATTAGTCGTGGTTGAGTTGCCCTCGCCAGTAACGCTAATAGAGCCAGCGGTGGTTACACCTGTTAGTGTATCTACTTTTAGAATACTAGCCATTATGCAAGGTCTCCAAGTGCTGCTGTTCCACAGTCTGTTACGCTATCCTCAGACCGTGACAGATTATACCAAGTTCCTAAACCATAAGCGGTGGTTGATGAGGCATCACAATGTGTTTCCCTACCATAAACGGTGAACGTGCAAGTAGTGACTGCGTAGTTTGCATTGCTCATTGCATTTGAAAAGTTTACTTCAAAGTTTCCTGTCGCTGTATCAGTAATACTGCTTGTATTAAGGCTATCACTTAAAGCTGCGGCAACCGTAAACTTTGCCCATTGCTTCGCCAACCCCTGCACAGTATTCTGCGTAGCACTTCCACCATCTGACACATAAGTAGATGTATTAGCCATCTTGACATTAGAGCCGCCAGAGCCAGCCTTATCTACGATGGTGTCTACATTTAACTGACTGGTCATACGATACTCCAATATCCGTTAACAGTAACAGTGGCATTGTCCTGTGTGATAGGACCAGCCGATACACCGTTAGTTGTCGCACTGATTGTGATGTCAGCACTGATGGTCTGCCCATTGGTACGGATGATGCTGTCGTTGCCTAAGAATGGGTAGCGTGTGTCAGCCTCTGCTTTAGTGTACGAGTTTGCTACAGAGAATGTGTCATAGATAATCATCTCAACTACGTCATTCAGACTTGCCCCCGTGACCAGCACGACTGTTGTGCCTGTCGTAGCTGTGTAGTCTGTACCCGGCTTGAGTAGCACACCATTCTGATACACGTCCATGTACAGGCTATCCTGATAGGATAACACCTTACTGTCGGCATCACTGCCACTAAAGCTAGTCTGTCCTGC